TTTTTATAGTAGATAAAATCATGTTTTGCAAATACCCGTAAATAGGTACAACTTTGCATAAAAAAAGAAGTAATTCCATGAAGAAACAGAAGCGCAACACTCCAAAACCACCTCGTAAACCACAATTGCCAAAATCCGAGTATGATAAGCTGAAGCATTCGGCTTACGAATATGTGGTAGTACTAGGTTATACCCAAAAACGAGCCGCAGAACTAACCGGACTTACTGAGCAAACGATATCAGCATGGGCAATTGAAGATGATTGGAAAGCACTGCGTGAAGGTCGCCAACAGTCATATCGTACCGATGTGGATAATGTAAAGCAAATCATACGACTTACTTCACAACGTAGATTGGATTTAGAGCACGAAATACACGACGCGCAAAAGGAAGGAAATGCAGATGTTGAAAAAGACTTACGCAAAGAATCATTGCAAATAGGTGATGAACTTTCTAAGCTTACCAAAACATTAGCCGGCTTAGAAAAAGATAATAAATACACCCTGGGCGAATTTATCAACGTCATGGATGATATTTTTACCTCTATGCGCCAGTTCGACGAAGAACTATTCGTCAAAACGATACCCTTTCAAACCTATTATGTACGCAAACGCACTCAAGAACTAGGATAATTATGGGAGTAACTACTTATACAAGAAAGGCAAAATGTAAAGATTGCCGGTACCATAAATCTTTTTATAAAGATTATAAGCGTGCAGGAACAAAGTGCATGTATGGAAAAGAAAATGAACAACCAACCGAATTAGATAAAACTATTAGGTTGAATGATTTTGTATGTGATAACTGGAAGTTATAAATACAGTCAACATTGTCCTAAAAGTCGCCAAACTGATAATTGATAACTGATAACTGATAACTGAATTAAATGGCCTCACAAAAAACCAACGATAAAGCCCTCGCAGATGCGTACCTCGCAAAACTCGAAATAACCAAACGAGCCAACGAGGTAAACCCATTTGAGACTAAGTCGGAAAAAGACGAACGCATTGCACGTGCAAAGCGTGACGTTGTGTTCATGGTAAAAAACTACCTTCCACACTACGCCACTGCCGATTGTGCACAATTTCATTGGCTTGCTGCCAATCAAATTGCCAACGATCTACTTATAAAGATTTTCCTTGAGTGGTTTCGTGGGGGTGCAAAATCAGTCTGGGCTGATGTTATCATTCCACTTTGGTTGTGGATGCGTGGTGAAGAAGTATTTATGTGCTTATTGTCCGATAGTAGCGAACGTGCATCCGAACTATTAGCCGACATTCAAGCCGAATTGGAAGGAAATCCGCTTTTGATTAATGATTTTGGAGCGCAAAAATGTGATGGTGACTGGGCAGTTGGTAACTTCAAAACTATCGACCAACGGTTCATTGGTATGGCCTTCGGGATGAAGCAAAAAATTCGTGGTATTCGTGTCAAACAACGCCGCCCGACACTATGGGTTATTGATGACCTCGAAACGCCTGATACCATCAGCAATCCCAAGCGTATGCGTAAGCAAGCTGATAAAATTGAGCGTGAAGTACTTCCAACTATGACAGGGAAAATAAGGCGCGTTCTGTATGCCTGTAATAAGTTTGCCCGGGTAATGACTCAGACCATTTTACAAGAACGTCACCCCGAATGGAAGGTAAACCAAGTCAAAGCATACAACAAAGTCACGCATGAACCTGCATGGCCATCAATGTACACTGCTGAATACTATATTCAACAAGAGATTGACATGGGTATTCCTGCCGCCTATGCTGAGTACTTACATGAAACGAAGTTAGATGGTAAAAACTTCAATGAGGATGATATTCAATGGCAGGAAATACCAAAACTTAACGAATTTGATATAATAATTGCACATTGGGATATTGCTTATACAGATAATGAATGGAGTGATTACAACGCAATACCTGTTTGGGGTACAAAAGACAGAAAGTTTTACAAGATAGATAACTTCGTAAAACAGGCTAAAATGAAAACTCCTTGTGACTGGATGTGTGATTTCAAACAAAGTTTACCCGAAAATACTAACATAATATTTCAATATGAATCGCAATTCTGGAATGAAGAAGTCGAACGAAACATATCTGAAGCTGAAATAAGGAACGATGTTGATTTAAATATAATGAGCGTAGACCTTCCCGGTAATAAGTTAGGACGTATGCTTAAAATGGTTCCTTATTTTCAAAACAACAGAATTATTTATAACATAGCAATAAAAAATAACAACGATACACAAGTTGGGTTAATGCAACTATGTTCAGTTGAAGAAGGTAGTACCGAGCATGATGATAGCCCTGATGCGGATTCTGCCGCAATTAAGTCATTAGAAAAATACATAACACCAACCCGCAGAGATAATGGTGAAAAACCATATAGAAGCGGTAAAATGACACATAACTACGCACAACCATAATATGAAGTACATCGAAGAAATTGACCTCTCATCGGTCATACAAGAACGCTTTTTAGATGACAGTACCGCCAATATTGCTGGTGACAATTCAATACTTGATAACATTGAATCAAAAGCAATTGAATACGTCATATCGTACATATCGGGTAAATATAACACAACACTTATATTCAACGAGACTGAACCGGTACGTAATGGTGTATTACGCCAAATCATTGCACAAATCATTGTTTACCGTGCCGTAAAACGGAACGCAGCACGCAAAGTACCCGAAGACTATGTAACACTAATGAGTGACTCTACAAAACAATTAGAGCGTATTCAGTCGGGTGCAATGTCATTACCAGGGCTTCCATTAATAGCAGCTCAGGAAGGAACTAAAGACCTGAAATATGGTAACAACAGAAACAGTAATTATTTTATATAATAACATAGCATCTATCATCCCCATTCAGGGGGTATGGGGGTCTATTTAAATAGCATTTAAACAGCATGCCAAACTTCAAAGAAAGGATAACAACAGCAGTCGAAACGGCCATACTTAGCCGCGTTAATAATAGTTCTGTATTCAATGAATACTATAAACGAACCGACTCATCAAAGAGGGTAGATTATACCAAACTGGCAACTAGTTACAACGAAAAAACCATTAAAGACTGGACACTGGCAGTAATGATGGCTACCGACCCGTTGAATCCTCGCCGGGGTAATCTTATGCGTTTTTTTGAGTCGATAAAACTCGACTTGCATCTTTGCTCATGCGTCGATAATCGAATACTACCCATACAGTGTGCCCCCTTCAAACTAACCGATAAAAGCGGTACTGAGGACATTGAAGCACACAAGCTACTTGAAAAACCGTGGTACATTGACCTTGTGCGCCTCATTTGTCTAAACATTTACGAAGGCACTAAGCTTATCGAAATGATAGATGTAAACGACAAAGGCGAATTAGCACAGGTTACCGAAATACCACAATCAAACTTCCTTCCGGACAAAGGTATTATCATCAAAGAGGAATACGATACTCAAGGATTTATATACAAAGATGGAGCATACAAAGATTACTACATCCAAATAGGAAACGACTACAACCTTGGTTTATTCAATCAGGTTGCAATGATCGTATTGGCCAAAAAACTAGGTTTAGGTTCATGGATGGCATATATCGACAAATTCGGTATACCACCTGTATTTGCCATTACCGACCGTATGGACCAGAAACGCATCGATGAACTTTTTGATATGCTTGTAAATTTCCGTTCAAATCACTTTGCCGTATTACAAGGTAAAGAGAAAATTGAAGTTCCTAACAACTATGGAACGGACGGTTACCAATCATTCAAAGCATTAAATGAGCATTGCGACGATGCTATGTCTAAGTTCTTTCAGGGCGGTACTGGCACATCAGACGCTAAGAGCTTTGTCGGCTCAGCAGAGGTGCACGAACGCTTATTGAAGTACCGTCATCAGGTTGATAAGTTGCTACTTAAGTTCTACATGAATGAGGAAATAATTCCACGCCTCATCAAGTTGAGTTCTGTTTATGCTCCATTGGCAAACCTTTACTATGAGTTCGACGAAGCCGAAACAATGACATTGGCCGAAAAGATTAAAGCAGTGGTAGAACTTTCTAAGTACTATAAATTCGACGTTGAAGAACTCGCTAAGATTACAGGACTACCTGTCACCGAAGTACGCGAAGCAATAGCCGCCGACTCAACCCCAACACCCGACCCTCAAAAAAAAAAGCCTAATGCGTCCGTAGCGGGCGCATCTTTCTCTAATCTCCCCTTTCAAGGGGAGTACCCGCAGGGGGAGGGGTTTAAAGTTGGAGCCGGTTACAGGTTCGGAGTTCGATCTGCCACATGGGATGCAGCCATCGAACGCCTTGCAAGCCAAATCTACAACGGCGAAGTAAAGCCGTCAGACCTCGACAAAGACTTAGTGCTAAAGAACTATGCATCACTAAGCAAGGCCGCTGAATCTGCATGGGGTAAAGGATACTACGATGAGGAACTAACACGCCAGTTCCGTGAGAACCTGTTGAAGTTTTCGGGTGCAAAGTCTAACAATCTGATGCAGCATTTAAATGACCTTAAACGGTCAGTATCAGACAAAGAAACATTTATTACAGAGGCTAAAAAATTGGTGAACCTCCACAATGAAACCTACATGAACGTTGAATCAAAGTTTGTTGCAAACAAAACGAGCACAGCTAAAGACTTTATTCAGTTCAATGCAGACATCGACATATACCCGAACCTGAAAGTAAGAACTATGCAGGATGAGAATGTTCGCGAGTCACATGCTGCAAACGAAGGTGTAGTTATGCCGGTAAACAAATGCACGCACACACCACCGTTCGACCCTGGTTGCCGCTGTTGGTTGGAACAAACAACCGATGAAGTTACAAAACATGGTCTGACAAACATCAATGCCAAATGGGCAACAAATGCGTACACTACAGGTACACTTATTTCCGATCAGCACAGTTATTTCGAAAGTATCACCGGAAAATCAATACAAATAGTGCGTCAAAACACCGAATTAATGAAACAATTTTCACCTTACAATAAGGCTATTGATACAAAATCAGGCAATAAAGTATTAGTAAACGACTTTGCACACGTAGCCGATATGAGTCAGAATATTGCAGTTGCTAAGAAAATAGCCGACGAATTGGGTAAGGATATGTACATTCGTCACCATATCGAAGGTGGAATAGTGCAAAACCACAAAAACCCCGAGTTGGGAATCGGATCACCCAATAACCTGGGCGATTTAAAAACCTATTTAGGCGAAAGTAAGTTCGATAATTTCATGCAAAACAACATAAAAAGTGCTGACAAACAAGGCGCAAACACGGTTGTTTTGGACGTTTCAACGGCACAATTTACCAACGAATACATTAAAAGAAGGTTATCCGGGTCACTCAGTGGCGACCGTAATAGCTCCATTGAGCGCGTAATCATTATCAAAGGCAGCAAAGTAGCACAAATTACCCGCAAACAAATAGTCGGTAAAGACTTCGAAAGCTTCCTGAATAAGCTTAAACAGAAAGCGGACGGTAAATAAATTTACCATCCGCTTTGGAGATACTCAGTACCGAAGTGCTTTGTATCGAGTGCAAATATACAACATTTATGGATAAAAAAAACAAAGTACCCAATTTTTCTGCAATGGCTAAAGATTTAACCGCCAATGCCGAACGTTATGCCGCGTCAGAATCCGTAAAGTTTTTCAAAGAATCATTTGTAAAAGGCGGTTTCACCGATACATCATTCGTATCATGGCCTAAAACATCAAACCCAATGGCAGGTAAACGTACCATGTACAACCGTGGAGTACTCATGCAGTCCATACGCAAAGCCGAACAAAGTAAACGTCGTATAGTAATCGAATCAGATACCGAATACTCAGACATACAAAACAACGGTGGAACAATAACAGTAACACGCCAAATGAAACGTTTTTTCTGGGCAAAGTTCTACGAGTTCAGCGGCAAAACAAAGCAAACGTCATCGGGTAAAACATCACGCTCAAAATCAAATGTAAAGACAAACGCTAAAGCCGAATTCTTCAAACGCCTTGCATTAATGCCGGTAGGCAAAAAGATAAAGATACCAAAACGTCAATACATGGGCGAAAGTAAAACAATGATGTCCGGTTTCGATCGTTGGTTTTTAGGTCAGGTAGAAATACAGTTCCGCGAATCAGTCGAACACCCACATTCAAATAACTTCAAATAATACCAATACTATTTAAATAGCATTTAAACGATACCATTATGGAATACTGGAGCGATCTATATTTAGAACTAAGTCAACAGATAACGGAAAACATCCCATCAATAGAATGGTGCGACCTTTGGCACGAACAAGTAAGTTACCTTACTTCAGAACTACCATTCCCAACACCCGCTGCATTCATAGCCTTTAATATGTTGGATACAGAGGATAAAGGCCTACTAGGCCAAACCTGCAACACACAAATAGATATCTATCTGTTTTTCGAAACATTCAGCGATACGTATGTAGGTTCAGTCAATAAAGATAGTGCATTAGACTTCCTGAAGCTACTAACCGATATACACAAACTATTCCACGGTAAGTCAGGTATCAACTATAGTGGCATGCGTCGTGTAGACATGAAACGTGAGGATAGTGGCGATGCCGGTAACCTATACCGTATATCATTCAATTGTACAGTAGATGATATCAGTGCCATGCCACAGTATAACGATGCAGATGTCAATGAAATAACCATCAGTACTGGCGATATTGTTCACCCCACAGGTGAATCACTCAATTTTGAGGTTGAAGTTTAGCCTTTTGTTTTGCATCTAGTAGGCTATTATAGTACTCATAATTCTCTTTGCAGTAGAATATACGAGCATAAATGTAGGTAGTATCAAGGTAGAAATGTTGCTCAGACATTATTCGTAGAACATCATCCATGCGCATGCGTTTCACGTCATAAAGTTCGTGAAACTTAGTAACAATTGCTTGGTCGCGTTTTATGAGTAGTTCTTTTCTTCGCATAGTTGTAAATTACAATACAAAGTAACAAAGAAATATTCACCTAAAAAACACATTTCACTAACTAAAACTGTCACCTATTTTGTCACCTTTTTTGTCACCTATTAGAATATTTACACCATATTTCAAGCAAAAGAGCGGATATACATTTAAGTATACCCGCTCTTTTCGCGTTTAAGCCATCCATTATTAAATCAAATACTTATCTTTGCACACGTCCATTTAAACACCACCACAATAAATTAAATGCGTATTAAGTCATTATTCAATGCCTTGCACGATTAGAAGTGAATAAAAGTTTTTTGTCGTGCGCTCATATCATTAACAATCAACTACTTACAAAATGTTTTCGCGTTTGCGTTTTGGGATGATTCTTTCTGCCCCTCTCACTCTAAAAAATTAAGTGTATGAAGACAAAAGGTTTTTATGTAGCAATTACCCTTTTTGCTGTACTTACGTGGAGTTGCTCAAATCAGGACAGCATGAGCGACAAGTCCCTTAAAAGTTCGATAGATCAAAATGCGCAAAATTTATCCTCTGCTCTTGGGCAAATCACATCGAGTCCGGGCTATCAGGTCTTGGGCGTTACAGGAACAGCTGCTGCGAATAGTCCTTCAATGGTGAAAGCATCGGTTGGATCGATTGTAGTTGATTCAACCATTAGTACCATTGCGTTGGCTGATA